AAAAAAAAATTAAATCAATCCACAATCTTTTTGACTATAAGTATTTCTAAATACTTTCTTTGGAGTATGAGGAGTTAATCCATACTTCTCACAAAATTGAATATGTATATCTTCTTTTAAATTATATCCTGCATCTCTCAAATAAATGAATGTATCCACATAATCTTGTTTCAACGGATTAGTTATAACCAATCCACGGTAATGTGTTTTAATTTTATTCTTCTTTGCCCACTTACCATCACTTGCAAACACAATTTTTATTTTATTCTTTTTACAGATCTTGCATCTACTCTGATATCCATCAGGCCAATCTTTACTTTTATCATAATCACTAAAAGGTCTTTCAATTAAACAAGCCTTACATGTTTTAAGTTTAATAATTGGAATACCTGCCTTCAATGATTTAACACATTGTTTACACCTTTTATTTCTATAACCATTACGACCATTTAAATTAAATTCCAAATAATCTTTTTTAACATTACATTCTGAACAAACCTTAGTATCACTCATAATAATAAATATTATGACTTTTCAAAAAATCCAAAGTATTTATAATTAATGATAAATAAGTGGATCACTGATAATCATACCGAACTTCAAAAAATATGTAAGAGGGTTTCCAAACTTGAAGACCCTACTGACTTATGCCAAATATGTATTGAACAATTCATTAATAATAAAAAAACACTTAAAGTGCCTGATGATGAAAAGTTATATTTCTTTACAAGGATAGTGCAAAACAATTATTATTCGAAGTCATCGGCTTACTATTATACTTATAACAAGTATAAGTTTACTGAATTCAATAATAATATTCAAACACCTGATATTGATTACCTTGAAGATCCAATCAATTTAGAATGGGTTGAAAATGAATTGAACTCAATGGAATGGTATTATAAAAAACTATTCAAATTGTTTATTGAAGAAAATTGTTCAGTATCAAACTTAAGTAAAAGAACCACTATCCCACTTAATAGTGTTTCAAGAGACATTAATAAAGTTCGTAAAGAACTAATAAAACGTAGAAATAAATATTTAAAGTAATGGGCTGTGGATGCAAACAACCGGTCAATCAAGCACCGAAACCAAAGGTAATAAATGTTAATGGAGTAAACGAAATTAACGATCCAATCCCTCCTCCATATACAAGAGAAGATATAGAAAGATGTAATGCCTATTTTATATCTAGAGACAAAACTATTGAAGAAAAAAATTGGGTAATAAACTTTCATAATCAAAATTTTACAGAACAATTTCCTGACAATTATTTTGGTGATGGTTGGGTTAGATTGAAACAAAGAATTCAACATCTATCCAATGTTTTGACTGGTTATGAAGAAAGAAAAAAATGAGTTGAAAATGAGCGACGATAATAAAAAATCAAAACGAAATACAAGTGGTTTAATACCATATAAGAAGGGACATAAAGGTGGGCCTGGCAGACCAAAAAAATTACCAAAGTTAGATGAACTACTTGCAGAAGTATTAGGTGAAACTGAAGAAGGTAAAACTCAGGCACAAAAAATTCTTGAGGCCATGAGAAAGAAGGCAACACTAGGGGATGTAAAAGCGGCACAATTATTATTAGACAGAGGATATGGTAAAGTAAAAGAACAAGTAGATATAACTACTAATGATGAAAGTCTTAATAATAAAATACAAATTGAAATTATAACGGCTACACAAAAATAATAATGGGAATAAAAATACAGACAACAAAAGTATTTCAAGATTTAATATCACAAGATAATCGTATCTGTATATTCCAAGGATCCAGTCGTGCAAGTAAAACTTATAACATCTTAATCTACTGGGTATACAAATTATTACAAGAAGAAAATAAAGTATTATCATTAGTAAGAAAAACATTACCCTCATTGAAGGGAAGTATATTAAGAGACTTAAAAGAAATCTTAATTAAGTTTGATGTATATGATGCAAACAAATGGCATTCAGTTGATGGGTATTATGAACTAGGAACAAATACCATAGAATGGTTTTCTTGTGATGATGAAACAAAACTAAGAGGTAGGAAAAGAGATTACTTATTTCTCAATGAAGGAACTGAGATTAGTCATGATGAATATGTTCAGTTGGCATTAAGAACCTCAGGAAGAATAACAATTGATTTCAACCCCTCTTTATGGCAATCATGGTTGTATGATCTAGAAGGACAACCTGATGTATTCTATACAATAACAACATATAAAGACAATCCATTCTTGTCCCAATCTTTAATTGATGAAATTGAAAAGTTAAAGACAACAGGTGATGGAAATTTATGGAGGGTATTTGGTGAGGGACAAAGAGGAAATCCCACTCGTGCAGTCTTTACACATCATAAGACTTATAGTGAATTACCACCAGGAACAAAGTTAGTATCATATGGAATTGACTTTGGCTATAATGACCCCACAACATTAATTGCAGTTTATAAAAACGGTAATTCAATTTATTGTGAAGAACTATTATACTTAAAGAATACAACCACCCCTGATTTAATTTATAAAATAAAAGACTTAGGTATTAATTTAACTGATGATTTTATTTGTGATAGTGCAAATCCTGCAGGAATAACAGAGTTATCAAGGGCAGGCATAAATGCAAAAAGTGTGAAGAAGGATACAATCCTTTCGGGAATAGATATGATTAAGAGGTCAGAATTTTATGTTCATGTTAATTCAAAGAACTTATTAAATGAACTACAAACATATTCTTGGAAGACAGATAAGAACGGTAATAACCTGGACGAACCCATCGATAGTTCAAATCACTGTATTGATGCGATCCGTTATGTGTTAACCATGAAGGTTATGCGAAATACTGGTGTGTTTATTTATTAGGGTGATTAACTAAAAAGATATATTTATAATTATGGAAACAATTCAAGTTGAATTAAACAAAACTAAATACACAATTCAAGAACCTAATATTGAATTGTGGACCAATGTAATGAAATTTAAAGATCTACTAGATGAAGAAGAACTTTATATTAAAATGATTTCTGAGGTATTAGGTATTACAAGAGAAGAAGTATTAAGTGCAGATACAACACAGATACTCGAAATTGGTGATTATGTTTATTCATTTATAAATAAAGAGAGTAAGAAACTTTTTAAACAAATTGATTTCCAAGGAACAAAATATAATTTGGTTGATGTTAATAATATTTCATTTGGCCAATATGTTGATATAGATACATTTTTAAGAAAAGAAGAAGGATATAGAATTGCAAACTTAAATGAGTTGGCGGCATATCTTTATACAGAAGACGGAGTTAGTTATACAAATTCAAATATTAAATTACGTATTGAAACATTTAAAACTCTCCCGATTAAATATATCGAAGGGGCAATTTTTTTTTTGTTGAATTTGGCAAAGGGATCTCAAGAACTTACCCGGCTCTATTCCCAGAGCAAGGTCATGTGGACAATAATGAAGATAAGAATAACTTTAATGCTTATTGGGGATGGTATTCGGCAATATCAACTCTCTCGAACGACATGGTTTGGGAAATTGACAACGTGGTTGCTCTACCCCTTTATCAGTGTCTTAATCATCTTTCGTATATTATTGATAAAAGACAAGAACAAGAAAGATTAAATAGAATACAACAAAAGTAATGAGTTTAATAACATCAGGTTTAACTATTCAGGTTGACTTTACAAATCAATCATCACTTATAATTGGTGGAGGAACAGGTGTTGCAGTTCTTAAAGCAACAAACCTTGCCAACCCATCACTATTCTTTTCTGGTATTACAGGAGGTTTATCACAATACGATTATACAGGATTTCAAAACCCTTCTACATTACAATTCTCAGGTGTTAATAGATCAGATGTTGGAATTTCAGTTGGGACAGGATTTACATACGGTCTTACAAACAAGTTAGGTGATTATGGATCATACCAAGATTATACAACTTGGTTCATGTTTAAGAATACAGGTGGAACAATATTCAATACATTCTTTACTTCCGACCAACAAGGAAATTATTTTAAAAACTATTTAGGTGAGAACACATCTTATGACAGGTGGTTTGCAACAGACAATTATAGTCCAACAGGTGGAACATATAACTTTGTAAGAACTTTTACTTTTTATAATGTGTCATCTGTTTTCCCTGAACCATCATCAAATCCTTATTTGAATGAATGGGTTGTTGCATCCACAAGAGTATATCAAGTTGGAACAAGTGCCTTTACTGAATTATGGATTAGTGGATCAATGGTTAGTCAGACTGTTGAGGTTGCAACATTATTAACTGCAACAAATCCAATATTTTGGTTGTTATCACAGTCCCCTGGAATTGCAATGACTGAAGTCTTAATGTATGATCGTAAGTTATCCGACACAGAAATGTCTGACAATTACAATTACTTTTTACAAAAGTATTTTATTCCACCAATTACTCCTACCCCAACACCGACTAATACACAAACCCCATCAATAACTCCTACAAATACAACTACTCCTACTAATACCCCGACTAATACCAATACCCCAACTAATACACAAACCCCATCAATAACTCCTACAAATACTGAAACACCAACCAATACCCCAACTAATACACAAACACCTACTCAAACCAAAACCCCCACACAAACACCGACCCCTTCAATAACACCAGGGTTAAGTCCATCAGCCACTCCAACTAATACACCAACACCATCAATAACACCATCTGCCACACCTCGTCAAATTAATTTTAAGACATTACATGATGACTTTAATTTAATGGCGAGTAAACACAAACAAATTAATTCATTTGGATTAGGGGATATAGAACAAATAAGTTTCTGGACAGAACAAAGAATGAAAGAATTAAATACAACTTTTAATTCTCCTGTCTATCCATTACTATATGTTGTTCCAAGTAATGTTATAAATGAATTAAGATATAAGACTTGGAATTTTAATGTCTTATCAATGGATATTGCAGAGGCAAGTTTTTTTAATCAGGTCGATACAGTTTCTGATACATTACAAATATTACAAGATGTTATATCACAATACAGATTATCAGTTGATGCAAACCAAGGAAACTATTACGACAAGTATTTTATTGATGACACAATTACATGTGTTCCA